TTCGATGTATGAACCAAACATTCCGATTGCACCTGAAGCAATACCAACTGCACCTGTAACAGAATTCAAAGCCATTCCTAAACCCGCTGCTGCTGCACCCGCTGCTTCTGCACCAACAGAACCACCAATTTTACTACCAACTTTTTTTGCAGCTTTATTTCCTTTACCATCAACTAAAGAACCTTTAATAATTCTATCTGCACCGGGTATTTTTTTTGCAAGTTCTATCCCATGCTTTTTAATAGCAGTAGCAGCAATTCCAGCACCTTGCATTAGTTTTGAAATTCCAGCACCTAAAAGTGCTAATGCTGGCCCTCCAATCTTGCCACCAATACCACCAGCAGCACCAACACCTGATTTAATTCCCATTTTTGGCGAACTTTTACCACCACCCATTAAACTACTTGTTTTGTTTTGTATAACATTTCCAACAATACCTTTTGCTTTTTTAATTCCTTCAGCTTTATTACCTTTCATAAAGCTGCTTATAGTGCTTTTGACATCTTCAAAAATCGATTTTATTGAATTATCTTTTCCTGTACTTACATCTTTTTTCTTATCTTTTCCTGTACTTACATCTTTTTTCTTATCTTTTTTCTTATCTTCTTCTTTTCCTTTACCTAAAACGATAATTGCTTGTTGAATTTCAATAACTGCTTTAGCTATTGAAATACCTTTTGCTTTAGGTTGTTCTTTATTTGATTTATCTTTGTAACCTTCTTTTTTAATAACTGATTTTTCTTTTTCACTCATAGATGAATCAGGAGTAAAATCAGGCCCGCTTTTTTCTTGAGTTTCTTTTTTAGGTTGTTTTTTAGTTTTTGTTAATTCGTTTACAATCTCTGTTCCAATTTCAAGAACAGCGTTAGTAATTAGTATAGATGCTTCATAAACAGAGGTAACAATAGAAGCAAAACCGGAAGAAATATCTTCAGCAAAATTTGCTTTACCTTCTGTTTCTTTTTTCTTTTCTGCTTTTGATTTCTCAGGTTTACCAACATCTAGTTTTATTTTTCCAACAGATGCAACAATTTCTTTTGTCATATCCTTTACAGAAGTTGTTACAGATTTAAAACCTGAAGAAATATCTTTTGAATAATCTTTTGATTTATTTTTAGATTCTTTAGAAGATTCTTTGATTGTTTCTTTAGATTCTTTAACTGATTTATCCTTGATTGACTCCTTAACTGATTTATCCTTAATCAACTCTTTAGATGATTTTTCTTTAATAGACTTGTTAACTGATTCCTTAGATGATTCTTTAACAGATTCTTTTTTAGATTCTTTAACAGATTCTTTTTTAGATTCTTTAACAGATTCTTTTTTAGATTCTTTAATAGATTCTTTAGATGATTTTTCGGAAGATTCTTTAACAGATTCTTTAGATTCTTTACCTAATTTGATTTTAGAAATTGCTGATATAACTTGCTTTGTTGAGGTTGCAATTGCTGTAATGATTGATTTAAAACCTGATGAAATTGGCTTCGTATAATTTATAGGATCTTTAGGTTTAACAGCCTTAGATTCTTTTTCTTTTATAGTATCTTTTTTATTTTCAGATTTTGATTTTTTTTTCTCAGGTTCTTTTTTGATTTGTTTTTCAACCGGTGAAACTAATTTTATATTCTGAATTGCGTCTACAATTCTTGAAAATTCAGATGTTAAATCTTTTGTTTCTTCCTTCTTAACATCTTTTTTATTTACTGGTGCAACTAATTTAATCTGCTTAACAGAAGTTACAACCGCTTTTTGCATTGTCTTAATTGAATTAGAAACTTTATCAAAATTACCTGTAAAAGCGGTTGATGAATTCTTTATGTTTTGGGCAATTGCTTCAACAGCTTTTACAACATCTGCTGTAAAATCTGAACCGGAATCAATTGGAATATCTTTAGCCATTTGGTTTTTCCGGTATTTTTCCAAATTTATCAACCCAAGATTTATTCAATTGCTTGGGTGAACCACCTAACATAGAACCCGTTTTCATAAAATTCTGATACTTGTTGAACATCATAACATCTTCTGCAACTATCTTTTTCCTAGTATCCCATTCATGCTTTTCATCGTTTATTTCTAGTGGTATTCCTTTATCATCTCTTTTTCTGTAGTACAGTTCAACAATCTGCATATCGGTTAATTTTTCTATCTCCCAAGGCCTTAATAGATAAGGTTTATCCATTAAGTGAACATAGTAATTAATTAAATTTGGAGGGGGAATAGGTTCATATCTTTTGGATGAACTTACTCCCTCCTTGCGTTTGGGAAACTTTTTTCCCTTACGATTTCCATTACTGCTTCAAATCTTTCTTTTTCAGAAAGAACTAAATCTTGCATTTCATTTTCAGGAGCAGAAAAAAGTATTGAAGCGAATGTTAAAACACCTACAGGAGTTGTTAAAAACGCTACACAATTTTCAGATCCAAAAGAATAAACACCTGAAGCAATATCACGAGTAACACCGCTTACAGCTTCTCGAAATTCAACAGGTTCAAGCCGATCCTTCAAAGTAAAAATTGAATCTAAAGCTTTTTTTTCCATCGACTTTTCAAAATCAGCTTTTACTTTTTGAGTAATCAAACTTGCAGTATATTTTTTCCCCTTAAATTCAATCGTTTGTGAACCTTCACCAGATGAATTCAAAATATTTCCTACTGAATCTGCCATTTTTCCCCCTTAGATTTAACCAACAATGATAGAATAAGCACCTTTAGTTGCTAATGTAATAGACATTTTTTGGATATCTTTTGCACCAGCATCATAATTAATACCTGTGATCAGGCAATTAGTAATAGTAACTGCACCGGGTGTTACATCGTCACCATCGTTTATTGTTACAGTTCCTGATTGACCTTGTTTCAATCCGAAACCAGAATTAACTTCTAACAGGTCTAAAGTTATTTCAGCGGAATACATACCAATTGCATGAGAATCAAAACCTAAACCTGTAAAATTAGTTGTGTCAACAACTTCAGCTTTTGAATTAACTGAAATGTTTGTTGCTGGAATGTTTGTTAATGCACCAAAATCAATTGAACCAAGTCTACCTGATAAAACAGCCATTGTATAAACTCCTTAAATTAAATTTAGAATGCTACATCACTAAAATTTACTTCTGGACTTGCTGAAGGAATTAAAGTTAGCTTCACTTTTTGAAGATCCTTTACAGGCATATCGTAAGTAACTTGCGTTACAGTACAATTTTCAAAATTAAAAGTTAAAGGATCACCCGCATAAGCTAAATATTCATTTGTTCCTAAAGTAGCTTGTGTACTTGTTGGAGATGATGCAAGAAATGCAGACCTACCACCAGTAGGAGACAAAGTAACATCTGCTTTCATACCAGCAAATATTGGAGGCAATGCAACTTTATCATAAAGAATTTCTACCGTAATTTCTGCTGATTGAATTCCTAGAACTAATTCCGTGTAACCACCTGAAGCATAAGAAGAAGATTCAGGTGTTTCAATTTTAGTTGCAATGGTTGCAGTAGTAACTGGAAGTGTACCAGTACCTACAACTCCATCTGTTCTAGTTAAATCAAACAAAGCAATTTTACCTGTCAAAAATATATTATCTACTGGCATTTTAATTCTCCTAGTTAAACCAAACCTTGTTCTATAAAACCATATTGTACCCTAAAACCCGTAACATTGTAAACAGTTTGTGGTTGTCCATTGATTGAAAAAGGTTGAATACCTTTGATGGAAATTCTTGTAGGACTTATAGAACCAGCAAATTGATTAATCCTATAAATTTCTTTTCTTATTTTGTAACGGTCTTCAAGATCAGTAAATTCTAAATCCCTTGTATAAGTCTGAATATAATAAACCCTAAAGTTATAAAGGAATTCAACAATACCACCAAATGTTTCTACACCTAATTCTTCACCATCATCAGAAGGGGAAACAACTACAGATGGAAACACATCTGTTTCACGAATTACAGCACCTTTTCTTTTGTATACCGTGTAACCTAATGCAGCTAAATTTGTTGCTAAAGTATCTTCAATCGTAGTATAACGGTCAGCGGGATTTGCTGTCATTATAGGCCGATTTGTTTTCATTACTTTTTGCATTAGCTGCTTTTCCTAGTACAGTCTAAACCGTAATATTCTTGATTTCCCTGATTATCTACACTATTTACATAGTATTTTTCAGCGTTTGAATCAGTTATTTCGCAATCAATTTGCGGAACTAATGGGGTTATATTAGTTTTCCAAACTAAAAATTTAGTAATGTTTTCAACTTTCATAACTCCTGATTGATCTTGGTAAGCAACTGTAATTGCTCTACGATACCCGTAATTAGTTGTTGCCGTATCACCAGCGGGATTAACTAAAACAAGAACTTCAGGATTGTCAAAAACATTGTATTCTTGCGATAAGTCTAAAGTAGGCATAAACACTCCTACATGAATTGAGTACGGAATTCTTGGGGGTTTAATGCTGCTGCTACCTTGTTGCATTCCGTTACATTCAAAAGTTGTTGTTGTCTCCATTCAGTTCTAGAAACGCTAACACCTTCCCAAGAATATGAGGGTTGAGGATTTGCAGAATCTGCTAACAATGCTGCAATATAATTATCTCGAATGGTAAGAATATTTTCAGCGGGTGTAGGCATTGCAAATACTCCAATAAGAAAAAACCTGTACGGAAAAGGGAATAACCGTACAGGTCTTGAGGGGTTAACCCGTAGATTAAGCGGGTAAACCTTGAACCACATAACGAGGATCCATAACACCGCAAGACCCCCACCACGATGCTTTAATAGCAACCGTGATATCCTGATTAAATTCCGCCCAATTATTTGCAGGAGCTTGGACGACTTCAAGTGGCTTCGCTTCGCGCCATACAAAAGCCTTTTTAAAGTTTCCAAGGAACACATACTTGTCTGCTGTTGATGCTGCAACACCACTAGTTACAAGAAGATTTCTTGCGTTAGCAGAAGTCAAAATCTTGTAATTAGTATCCAAAGGATTTGGACTTTCAAGCTGTTCAACATCACCACTAGTAGCAAAAGGCCCGTTCTTAGTAACTGTTTGAGGATTTAAAATCCTGCTTGCAGTATATCTTTGGAATGGCATAACTAGCATGGACATTGCACCTGGTTCAAAAATATGAATAGGTTTTCCAGTATTAGGGTCCTTCATATTGTAGAACAGTTGTTCAAGCGTGTTAATGCTTGACCAATTGCTCAAAGCATATGATGTAACCTTATTAATGAATCCAAAAGTCATACCAGCTTGTGCTGTAGTGCTATAGGTGTTTAGAGTAGATTCTGCACCTACAGCAGTTCCATAAACATAACTTCCTGTTAAACCTAATACGGTATTTAGAATTCGTTCCTCGCGAACTAAACCGCAATAAGTTCCAACCGATTCAGCACTAGATAAAGCTTGGGAAGTTTTATCAGAATAAATCATTTCAGCAGTAATTGCACAAATTCTACCAACCTTTTCGATTGCTGGAATTCGTACATAGTTACCACTAAATTGAGTTTGTGAATATGGCATACCGGGTTGAACAACATCAGGTGAAGGACTGATATCAGATAACCAAGGAATTAATTCACTTGAAAGATTTTGACCAGCGGGAATTGTTTGCACCAATTCATCGCCAATCAAATTTGCAAGTTTATATTTTTCCTGAACAGTAGTGATAAGAATCTGACCTGTGATTGCTGCAAAGTTACTTGCGTCAACCGCTTCAGATGCTTCCATAAACACTCGATCAGGCCCGTTGAAGCGTTGCATCTTTTCGGCCCAATCATCGCCAACAATACCTTCTGCAAGGCCTCGAAGGGAAATGTTTCTCAAACTAATATCACCCTTGGCAATAGATTCTGCTAAGTAGGTTTTAGTTTTCAAGACACCATTTTGTTTGCCAAATGCTTTAAGCTTTTTTCCTAGATTCTTCATTCTCAAAATCTCCTAAAAATTAAAAAGTTTGTTTAACGGGATACTGAATTAAGTGATGATAGCAATTGGAATTTTACAGTTCCATTTCCAGCTAAAGATTCTACAACCCTACCAATTGCTAAAGCAGCAGTTGCAACTTTAACAAGTGATTGTGGAAGGAGTACACTAGCAGCGGAACTAGGGCCAACATAATCGCCAATAACAAGGGCACCCCCTGTATAATCACCTTCATAAATACCGGAGCAATCAATTCTGATTTGATTAGCTACAGAGTTACCATAGATTTTTTCAACATCTTCAAGTTTAGTTTGACCAGATATTCCAAGAAATGCTGTTGCAAAATTTTCTTGGGTTGTTGCTAAGTTGGTTGTCCAAGTAAAATCAGCAGCAGAAATTACTTCACCTGAAACTTGTGCAACAAGATCGCCTAAAGCGATTGCAGAAGTTGTATCAACTTCAGCCATAACAGGATTAGTAGTATTGAAACTGTATCGAATGGCCATTGTAGAAACTCCTTAAATAGTTTGTTTATTTACCTAATACGGATTCAAGAAATTGTTTGTAACTTAATTCGCTTCTTGATTGCGAACCAGAT